TGCACTTTCCAGTCAGGAACATAGTCCTTAACAGTAAAAGAAGGTATATCCCATATACATCTATTGTTTGGTTGTGCTGCAAAATTGCCGTCGTCTAGTGCAATAATGTGTGCGCACTTATGTTCGTGCGGTATTTCAGAATGGTCTGTGTCTAGTATATTACTCTCTGGGTGAGCAAAATCAACAGTAAATAAATATTTTCCTGGGTGCCATTTTTTATCTTTACCTATATATTTACCGGCTTGTCCGTCTAAAATATCCCAAGAAGTGACAGCAGGATAATAAGAAAAACAATTCCAGAGCTGTAGTTCATCAAGTCTTCTTGTGGGCACGTCGGATGGCTTAAATCCCTTTTGAATAAACGCGCTAATTGGTAGGCGATAAAATATTGCACCGTTTTCCATAATAGCGTGCCATAAAATGCTACGTCCAGTAATAGCCGATAGACCAAAGATAATGCAGTCTTCAACTTCTCCATGATGTTTTTGTAAATCGTATAAATATTCTTTTCTTATTTGAGCATAAGTTGGTGGTATGTTTGCATTTAAATAAGCCATAATAATTATCCATGTATCTCACCCCAGTTGTCTCCATGTTCGTAATCGACTTTGTTTGGGACCTCTAGTGTAACTGCATTCTCCATTACGTCAATTATTTTTTTAGCGTGAGCCTCATCTTTTACAGATATATCTAGTTCGTCGTGTATTTGTATATGTGGTATAATACCTTCTTTGTACAGTTCTAACATTGCTTTCTTTGTCATGTCAGCTGCAGATCCTTGTATTAATTTATTTAATGCTTTGTAAGTGTAAGCACGTTTAATCCCTGGTCCATGTTCCCTGAGTGCATCTTCGTGAGTCATGGCTTTATGCATACCAAAACTATTAGGCTCCCACAGGTGAAACCTGCATAGTCTACCCAGCAGTGTTCGTATTTGTCCACGATCCTGTGCTCTGTTAGATGCTTTGTCCATTAGTTGTTTTACGAATGGTACACGAGAATGGTATGTATTAAATAGGTCAACAGCTTTGTCCTTTGTTACCCCTAATTCTGCTTGCAATTTTGCTTTACCCATGCCGTAGAACAGTCCAAGGTTAATTACTTTTGCTTGTGATCTAGGTATGTCAGCCATATCTGCAACAGTCTGGTGAAAGTCTGCGCATATACAGAGGGTAATTTGTACAAAGAAGCATAATGCACTACCAGCCTAGGCTCTTGCTGAGAATAGTCAAAACAACCCCATGTATGGCCCTCCTCGGGTATAAATAATGACCTTATCTTAGGTCCAAGATCTTTGTTTCTAGCTGGTATCTGCTGTAGATTCGGGTTCTGATAAGAAAACCTACCAGTCACTGTGCCACCGCCAGCGTTACGTAATTGATTTATCTCTGCATGTATTCTGCCGTTGTGTTCATAACGTAAAATAGAATCTAAGAATGTTGTATGTGCTTTGTTTATCTCTCTTGCCTGTGCAATCATATTTACAACAGGATGTTTGTGTTCTTGTAAAAAGTTTTTTGTAAATGATGGTGCTCCTGTTTTTTCTGTTGTTGGATATTCTAATCTTAATATATCAAATACATTTGCAATAGATCTAGCTGCCCAGATCTGTGTATCAATATTTGTTTCACCTTTTATTTTATGTAGTAATTCTTTTTCTTGTGTAATTAATTCTTTTTTCATTTTATGTGCACGTTCTGCATCTACACGCACACCTTTGAATCTCATATCAACCAGGCAAGGAAACAAATCAGATTCTAAATCAAATATATCCTCCAGGTCCTGACTAACAATTTCTTTTTTCATTTCTTGCCAAAGTCCTAATGTTACTTCAGCATCTCGTTCTGCATATGCACCAACATGCATTGCAGGTAGCTTGTACATTTCTGATTTTGGATTAATACCCCATTCTTCTGCGGCCTCTGCAAGTGCAGCTTCGTTCTTACCATAGCCCAGGTAATGCCATGACAAACTATTAAGATCATATCTAAATCTGTTCTCATCGGTCAACGCTGATGCAATCATAGTGCAGGCTATGTCACCATTTATTTTAAATCCCATCGATCTCAACCAACACACATCATAAATTGCATTGTGAAAAACTTTTGTTGACGGTGATTCTAATATATCTTTTAACCAAGACATAACTCTTGATCTGTCCATGTTACCACCACCTTCATGTGCGATAGGAAAATAACCTTTGTAAAATTTTGTAGCAACAGCAATACCAATAACTTCACCATTACCAATAACAGAACCAGATCCTTTCTTTAATAAGTCTGGGTCTTTTGTTTCTAAGTCTATTGCAATCTCGTCTACCTTACGTAGGTCTGGAAATTCTGTAGGTTTTACCCACTCTGTTTGTGCTTCAAACTTAGGAATTTTCACTATAATCCCTCTCAATAATCATTTCTAAAAAATGTATAGCTTTCAATATATCTTCCTTCCCATTTTTATCACGGTGACGAATTATGTATTTTATAGCACAACCTTCAGGATATAGCAATTCATTCTCTACTACAAACTTACTGGGTTGAATTTTATATTTTTGGTAGTGGCTCCCGCCGTGCTGCTTATCCCAAACTTTCGATGTCATAACCTTGGTCCTCCTTTTTTGCTGCCATGATATATAGATTTTGTTTTGTACGAGTTACACCTACATACCATACTCTGTGTTCTTCATCTTGTTTGTCAGAACTTTTCTCTAATGCATCTCGTATTGTTTTTGTATTGTCTAATATTAACAATACATTATCTGCTTCACCACCTTTTGCAGAATGTATTGTTGATAATTTTACTCTTGGGTTCTTTCTTAATTGTTCTCCATTACTTAACATTTCTCTTATGTATAAACACTCTTCATAATCAGAAGTAAACTCGTCATACCAAGGTATGTTTTTATCATAACCAAATTCTTCAAGATTGTACATTCTTTCTTCTGTTAATTCTTTTTCTGTGTTGGTGTATTCAAATATATCCTTAACTTCAGACAAAGATAGATCATCACCTTTCTGCCATCTTATGTAGTTTAGAATGGTTCTAAAGAGAGAAACCTTATAACTTTTACGATCTTTAAATTCAAAATATATACCACGTTCTTTTAGTGTAGGTTTGAGTCTATTTAATTTATCGTTGTATCTTGCCAGCACTAGCCATGTTCCCTGGTCCAGTGGTGCATCTGCTGTATCATAAATATAATTTACAGTTCCTTGTTCTTCTCTTGCTTTCCAATTTTTTTTAACTCGTCTATCATCTGGAATTAAGTTTAATATTTTGTCTGCTATGTTTTGTACGCTCTGTGGAACCCTGTAAGATTGTGGCAAAATTATGTCTTTTTTTGAAATTTCTTGCTGAAATTTTTTTACATCTGCACCTGCCCAGCCATAAATTGCTTGATCGTCATCGCCTGCTAGTATAACATATTTGCTGTTTTCCTTGATAATATTAAACATTTTCCACTGTATGGGTGATAAATCCTGTGCTTCATCAATAAAAGCTACGTCAAATTTTGGACACAATTTAGACACAATAAATTTTTCTATCATGTCTGTAAAATCTATCAATTGAAAGGCTTCTTTGTAATTCTGTACCTCATCACAAATAATTTTTAATAACCTTTTGTCTATGTCTTGTGAGTACATGTCGGTATTATATTCTTGTTCTATCGTAATATTTTTTATTCTAGCTGCATTTATTAAATTAAAATACTCACTATCAGAATTTATAAATCCTGTAGATTCTTCTCCATTAGAATATACTGTAACTTCTATACCTAGTTTTCTACCTATGTCTTCGTAGTGTTCGTCCTGCATAACCTGTGCCTTCTTCATACCAAGTCGATTAAAAGCAAGGGAGTGTAGGGTTCTAAAATGTTTAAGATCTTTTCTTTCAAAAGCTGTGTGGTAGTCTAGCATTCTATCAATAGCTTCGTTCGCAGCTTTAGTTGTAAATGCAAAATACCCTATCTTATCTATAGGTGTTCCTAATTTTAAAAATGTTTTAACATACTTTAATAGTCTAGTTGTTTTCCCTGTTCCCGGAGGCCCGAATAATTTTCTACTAATCATATTATGTCTGTCTTATGTTTTGTTTTAGTGTGGTGTATTGGTACTTCTTCAAATGTTTTTATGTTTATCTGTATTATATTCTTTGTTGATGAATGGTATTTACCAGATTCTTTTGACGGAAATCTTTTTTGTTCTAAAAATTCTATCTCACATTCTTGATACAATACCTGCATCATACGTCCTGTTTTGTCCTCACTATACTTCCAATTCTTTGCTTTTAATTTGTCATAAAATTTATCAAACTTAAAGAATGCATAGTCATCCTCTATTAATACAGATCCAGTTTTAAATGCAGCATCGCTTGTTGCTTTTGGTCCATTTATTTTTGCATGTATAACATCATGTAATTTTTCTTTTGGTGATGTACCTACTGGTGGCTGTACAACTTTCTGTGTTTGATATAGGGCATCCATTACAGTCTGCTCTTCATCATTTTTAATTAGTGGTGGTAAAAATCCTGCAGCTTTTGATATTGAGTTACGTCTTTTACGTTGATCATTTAGATGTTCTACATTTTTACAATGTACCGTAGCTGTACCAATACCATCTGGTTTTGTTACATCAAACTCATACTCTGGTTCTGGATCGAGATCTACCTTTTTTAAATTTGTTAGTAAAGGATAGGAACCTTTTGATCCTGCTAAGACTCCAAACTTTTTCTTTACACAAATACCTTTTTTACAATTTTCACTCAACGGACTTTGTGTACAGGTATAACCCTTGGAACTTCTATTCCATGATTTTACTTTTTGGTTTAAAAATTTTTGATCCCATGCATTTGCATGCACACCTGCAAAATATTTTACTGGTGCATTCATAACTTTTTGTTGCCAGTTGTCTGGGTATTTCATCTTAACCATGACGTGGTAGTTATACATAAATCTATCTTTACCATCAAAATTTTCGTTCTTAGATAATTTAGATATAGCTGCTAAACATGGTGGACCATCTAAAAATTCATCGTCCACACCTTCCATACTTTTGTGTTCAATCTCTTCTGTAATTTCTTTCAATCTTTCTTTTGTAACCAGGTTTGCACTAATGACTTTCATAAACTGGTCTAGTGTAAATGGTGTACCATCTACGTTTAAAGCTTTACGCTCCTCTCCGAAGTATGGTAAATTTATAAATTGCCCTGGTCGTAGTTGACCTGTTTCACTATCTTTTGTTAGCTGTGTTTGTTTTGGAAATATTTCTGTATCTTGTTTAAGTCCAAACAAAGATAATAAATTTGTAAGAAAAGATTTTACAGTTTTAGAATCTGTAAACTTATCCATAAATAAAAATAAGTGTAGACCACCACTTTTAGATTCTACTGGAAGTAAAGGTAATTCGTATTGTTGTATGATATCTATGTAATCTTTTTTATTAAAGTCTTCATAGTCTTTTGGGTCTATGTCTATGACTCCAAACTTAACTAATGCATTTTCTGTGCATGGTTGTATGCCAATTGATAGCTTGCCTTCAATGTGTTGCTTGTATATTTCATCAGTAAGTTCTTCAAAATTCCATCTGTATACAGGTTTCTTTTTACCTGTTGTAGAATCTATGTAAGAGTCCTGGTGATTGAAGTCAGCTACACCATAAGCATATCTATACCCGTTAAAAAATTCTATGTATCGTTCCATAACTGTTTCATGTGGGCCACCCACTCTCGCGTCCGGCCCACACTGTGCACTCATTCTCTTAGAGAATTATATAATGCTACTTTGGTCCTTTGGTTTATCTTCGCCATGTTTAGCTTTAACGCTTCCTTTAGAAATGCTTTCACTAAAACTTTTAGCTTGATCGTAAAGACCTTTGTCAGTTACTGGGCCCACTTTATTTACTTCCCAACCAAACCAAGTGCCTTTATCATTCTGCATTTGGGTTGTTTTTAGTTTGTAAATATGGCTGAAAGATGCCGGTGTAAACATTCCGTTTGCACCCTTCATCTTAATACCAGACATCATAGAGTTCCACTTTCTACTAATTTTTAATTGAGTAGATTTCATAGAAATCAGTGCTGTCGATGGACTATCTCCCGATACTATAACAAAGTGAGATGCAGTCTTTTCAATATAATTACCGTTTGGTAATCTATCTTTATAGTTTGCATCAGGTTTTGTTTTGGCCATGATGTCTGAAGAAGAATCATAAATGGCAACTGGTGCACCTGGTCCTTCTCCTCTATCTTTCCACTCGATGTATTCTAACTTGTAAAAGCATGGAATTACATCAATACCTTTCACTCCATCATACAGATCTCCAGATACTGAATTATATATCATACCTGGTTCTGCACCTTCGACATACTTACCATCACGTTTATTAACTTCCGGTGAAAGCTGTCCAAGGATTTTTAAAAAAGGCAGGGCTAGATCTTCTTGACCTATTTTACCCAAACCTTTTGCTGCATCATCTTCAAACATATTTGATGGAAGACCTGCAGACTTTTTCTCTGTTACTTGGTTCATGTTTATTTACTCCTTGTTACTTTGGTCCTGTTTCCTGCGAACAC